TATTAGCCGTCGGCATAGCCTTACTTGCTGTTGCAATGTGGTTCTGGTTCACGCAAGCAGGCATTGATGAATTTAGCAGCCGAAAGCGCACTGGGACAGCGTCTAACTTATACAACATAGCGAATGCCATTGTTGGGCTCTTCATATTGCATGCAGTGGCCTGCCTGTCACTCAGCAGGTTCAATATCCGAAATCCTAACATAATCATGGCATGTGTCACGATAACCGCAGCAGTAATCATAGGATATCTATCGAGCAGCCGAAGCCTCTTCGTTGTTCCCCTAACGCTCATCTTCGCGTTCCGAATTTGTAAGGTTTCTAGCTGGTCGGGTCGGATCAGGATTTTTGCGGCCTTGGCGGTTTGCGCTGCTATTGGCATTTATGTGATGGCGATTATCGCCGCCTCAAGAAGTGGGAATGCGGGATTCGAGTCTGGTCTTGAGCAGCTGTCTAAGCAGGCCTCCAATGCCGATCGGGGCTATGGCATTTCGCCAGGGAAAGACGCGAAGGCACTTGCATACAGCGATTTCATGCTGATCCAGCGAATGCCGACCGCCCTGCTGGGCGGTTTCTACGGTGTAGTTCCGCGCGCAGTCTGGCCATCGAAGCCGACGTATGTCAGCACCGGCCCGATAGTGGGCGCCTACGTGTTTCGAGCACAATATCGCATCACAATGGGCGCTGGTATGCCTGTATCGCTACCTGCCGAATTGACACTCGCCTTCGGGCCAACGTGGTTCTATATCGGATTTCTGGCCATACTCATTCTTGTTGTAATGACCGCCGCTTTACTAATTAGATTCCCCAGCCTGATCTTCGCATCTATACTGTTCTGGGCGGGGCTTTGCACTCAAGGCCTGCCGAAAAGCCAGGCTGAGTTTGGCGTGGATGTAATCAGCATCATTCTCTTGTCATTTTGTGGCCTCAAGATTCGGAACGTCGCGCACGTGACAACCCGTGCGTCAGTTCGGCGTCGCGGGCAAGCGTTGCCCGCGGCCCCAATTCCTCGGTCGCTGGATCAGCATCGATCCATCGGACGCCTTTGAAGCAACAGTGAGAGTGAGTTTAGGTTCGTGAAAACTCGGCACGTTATTTATGTCGGATACGAGTTGCTTGATGGGCGTGCGCCGCATCAGGCGATGGGCGCCGTATGGCTCGCGTTGAATGACTACAGCGTGACGTATCTCACCTTCGGAACGGGTGCCCAGCCACGATGGCTCGAATCTCTTCCGAGCATGCGATACCGATCACTTTCTGGATCCAGCATCGTCGCTGCACTCAAGCTCGCGGCTTGCCTTGCCAAGATGCTTGTTACGGGAAAAGCATCGACGGTCTATGTTCAGGGAGCCCAGCAATGTGTGGTTTGCGCCTGGATACCGATCATCTTTCCGAACGTCACCTTGGTTTACCATACCCAAGATTTTAAACCGAATCTCCCGTCTTTGTATTCGCGGGCCGAACGCTGGATCGCGCGACGGGCCCGCCTAGTAATTTGCAACGAAATCAACCGGGCAAAGGTAATGCAGCTCAAGCACGGGCTTGGCCAAACCCCACAAGTCATCCGCACAAGTTTGCCGGCGAAGTGGCCGGTGCCCGAGTGCCAAGACCAGGTTCGGGACGCCATTCTAAGTACATTTTGTACTCAGAGCGAGCTACGTCCGGTTCTCATCAGCGCTGGCGGCCCATACATGCCCCGGCGAAGGTCAGATGAACTTATCCAAGCTCTCGCGCTACTTCCTCATCACTACAAGCTAGTGTTTACCGGCATGGACGAACACCATCCGCAATGGAACACCTGTCGGCGACGCGCACATGAGCTGGGCCTGGAGGGGCGTATAAGCTTTTTGCCGCGCTTATCGTACTCTGAGTTGCTAAGCCTGTACGCTGCGAGCGATGTCGGAATGCTACTATACTCTGACGATGATCTCGCGAACTTCTATCAAGGGCCGGGGCGCGTGACGGAGTATCTTAAGGCTGGAATCCCATTCGTGACGTCCAACTTCCCCGGACTGGAGCTGCTCGTCGTCAAATACGGCCTCGGATCCGCCGTTGATCCTGCCGACCCCGCATCCATTGCTCGAGGCCTTCAGGCGTTGGAACTCCATGAGGATTCTGACCGAACGAACCGGTCGAAGAGGCTCCGGGAATTGGCTTACACTACCCTGGCATACGAGCACGATGCGAAGCGCGTCTTCAACGTGATGTTCTCGTCGGCAAGTAACTACTACCAACACCCATTCTGGGAAGCCATACGTGAACCTCTATCAATCGAAAACACCATCGAAGGCCTGAAGCAATGAAGGCAAACACGTTGCGGCGCGCATTCTGTTTTGGAATGCCGAAATGCGGCACCACCTCACTCGCTGAGCTTCTGGCCCATCACCCTGCCATATCGCTACACAATCAGAAGGAACCGGCGGATTTTCTTCGGGGCCCGCGTGATCCAAGCGATCGATCAGGTTACCGCGTAGAGGACCGCACAGAATGGTTGCTCGATTTTACAACGGCGTATGGACTTTCACATCATAGACAAAACTTTCTCGACAATTTACGAGCCAGCGGCTTGGACCCCAAGATGCAAAGGTATTTCCTCTGCCTAAGGCCAACGCGAGATCTCGCTCGGAGCTATCTTAAGCACATCCTCCTTCGGCGTCATTCTGCTTCTCTAGACAAATTGGATGATATTACGTCCGAGATCCTGTCCGCTTGTGATTTCGTTGGCGCTGTTAGGGCTTTAGAAGACAATGGTTGCGCCAGTTCTGCTTACGTCGTCATCTTTGACGAACTACTAACACCAGAAGGGCAATCGCGAACTTTCGAGAGCATAACATCTTGGCTCTCCCTGCACTCAAGTGAACCGCCACAACTAGTATGGGCTAACTCCCTATCGTCCCACACTCGGTATCCAGGAATTATTGAAGGTATCGCAGCCTCACTGCGGGAAACTCGCATGGTACGAGACATGCCGCCAACCTTGCGCAGAATGTTCAGCCGCGCGCTGTCGCACCCTGCTGAAGGTGCCCACCTCACTTCAGATGTCGAGCGTGAGCTTCTCGCGCGGGTTCAAAGCAGCGACAAGGCACAGGCATCTGACCAATTCTTGTCGACCATTCGATCTGGGCCGCTCGCTAGCCTAAGCCCTCCGCAATCGGTCGTGGAAGCATCAATATGATGAGTGGGAACATGTCAAAGGCTGCCCCTAGGATCATTAAGATGCGCGGCGGTATCGTATCGGTTCTGCTACGGAATAGCCTGCGCTTCGAATCCGCAAGAGCGCGCAACTTTGTTGTTAGCGGATTTCCTAAGAGTGGTACAACTTGGGTAAGCCAGCTGGTCGCGGGCTTGGGCCCATTCGTGTTCGAACAGAACAAGCCGAGACTCAAGGCTACCGGCGTTCTTCTGCACACCCATTCAACCTCGTTCCGTGGCGAATCGAATATCCTCTATGTCGTTAGGGATCCTCGCGAGGCCATATGCTCTGCAGCTCGCGCGGCCCGTAATCAGCACGGTAAAGATGTGCTTCGATCAGACGGCACTATCACCACTCAGTTTGTCCGATCGGTTCTCAATTCTTATCCAGGCGCTCGTCATTCGCTTTCTGAGCATTTGCAGCGCTGTATTGACAATGGATGGAAGTTCGTGCGCTTCGAAGATTTGAAGGTGGCACCCATTGAGGTCATGCTAGACGTCTCACGGCATTATGGTTTCGGCCGCTCTGAAGACGAAATCAAGGGGATAATCGAGCAGTACGAGTTCGGGCGCCTTAAGTCGCGCTCGAGCAACAACGGGTTTCTTGGGGCCAGTGCTGTTCGATCGTGGCCTGACCTGCTTGCCGATGCTGATCGTCGTATGATCCATGAGCACTGCGGGGCACAGGCCCGAGCCTTCGGCTACGATCTAGGTCCTTGGTAAGTCTGGAAGAAGATTAGTGACCAAAACAGATAAATCGTTAAGCAACTTTGCCATTCACCAATCATGTTACCCTGAAGTGAAGATGATGGGTTTCACCCGAGTAGACGGGGCAGTTCATTTTTATTCAAGACTTTCCGCACTACTAGGTCCGGGAGACTCTGTGCTTGACTTTGGCGCCGGCCGAGGTGGATACATTTTAACAGATGAGGTAAGTTACCGCCGGAGCCTCAAAAATATTAGGCTAAGGTGCGCTAGTTTGACCGCTTGCGATATTGATCCGGCGGTCCTGGACAATCCTTTTGCGGATGAGAAAGTGGTCATAGAGGAAGGGCGGCCTTTGCCTTTTTCCGATGCGTCCTTCGACTTGATACATGCAAACTTCGTTTTTGAGCATGTTGGAAACCCAGATTTCGTGAGCAAGGAACTGCTCCGGGTCTTGCGGCCTGGGGGATATGTATGCGCGATGACGCCTAATAAATGGGGCTATCCTGCCGTGGCCGCTAGGATGGTTCGTAATAAGTGGCACGCCGGTTTGTTGGGCGCGGTACAACCCTCCCGTCAGGAGATAGATGTTTTTCCGACGCGCTATCTTCTCAATACCCGGGCGTCTATTATGCGCTATTTTGGGAGAGGTGCGGAAGTTGTCGCATACCCTTACAATCCAGAACCTTCTTACCACTTCGGCTCTAAGGCAGTTTATCTCGTTCAGAACATGCTCCACAAGTGCCTGCCATCCGCCCTTGCGGTTTCCTGGATGATTTTCGCAAGGAAGAGGGATGCCACGCGCTAGTATGCGTTGGCGGCCGCTGGAGCATTTCGCGCGATTTGCGCAGGATGGTGAACGCAATCCGATCGTTGGTAGCGCCTGCCCAAAATCTACCTCGGAAGACTGGACCGGATGATCAAGCCAATTCGAATCGGGATTGTAACAGGTAGCGCATCGAGGCTCGCGGGAGGTCTGTTCAACTCGGTTCGCTTGTCTGCGCGCGCCCTCTCCAACAACGGCCTAGACGTTACGATATTGGCACTTGAGGACAGACATTCAGCGGAGGACCTCGCAGAATGGTCGCCATTGCCGCTCCTAACCAAACCGCGAGGCCCTTCGACCCTGGGCTATGCTCCAGGCATTGGGGAAGCTCTACGCACGCATTCTTTTGATATCGTACACCAACACGGGATCTGGCAGGCATTTTCTGCTCAGGTGTCCGCTTGGCGGGACCGAACTCGCCAGCCGGTGATGATATCGCCTCGGGGCATGTTGGATCAATGGGCTCTGCGCAACGCCGAATTGAAGAAGCGACTTGCAAGCGCTCTCTTCGAGCGACGCAATCTCGCCTCTGCACGCTGCCTGCATGCACTTACGGACGCAGAAGCTCATGCCATGCGCGCCTTTGGACTGACCAATCCTATAGCCGTGATTCCAAACGGGGCCGATGTGCCAGCGAAGATCGATCTTCCGCCGCCTTCTTGGTGGCCCGGAGGCAAGGTGTTACTTTTCGTAGGCCGCATCCATCGGAAGAAGGGTATATTGGAGCTGATAGAAGCTTTCGCTCAACTCCACCGGCGAGCTCCGCACATCACTTCAGAATGGCGCGTGGTAATCGCTGGCTGGGATGATGGCGGGCACGAGGCCATCGTGCGTTCTGCAATCGGGAGGCTCGGCCTAGCCGATCGGGTACATCTTCCAGGCGCAATCTATGGCGCGGAGAAATCTGGCGCCTTTCATCATGCGGCAGCCTTCGCGCTTCCTTCACATTCAGAGGGACTTCCAATGTCAGTCCTAGAAGCCTGGGCGCATGCACTACCTGTGTTTATGACGGATTCTTGCAACTTGGAGGACAGTTTTAAATCGGGCGCGGCGGCTCGGATTGAATCCGCTCCAGACGCACTTGCCACTAGTCTAGAGCATCTTCTTTCCCCAGCGTTTAGGTCCAGCCTAGTCGAAATGGGTCGGAGGGGCCGAGAACTGGTGCAATTGGAATACGGATGGGACAAGATCGCACGACACCACGCTGAAGTGTACCAGTGGATGCTGGGTCGGGCCGCGGCCCCTCCGAACTGCGTACGATTCGCCTGATTGCAGTTCAGAGCGCGGCGACTGACATAAGCGTCTAGTTTTCTCCTCCATGGATCGGACGAGCCACATCCGAGGAGCCGTAGGCTAATGCTGCGGCCAGACCGCCAAGCAAGGGCAAGTGCACCACGTGATCGGCAATCGAGATCTAGTTGAGGCGGTAAGTTGTGGAGACGCCTAAGCCGATGTATGAGCGGCGAGAGCAGCTGTGTGCAGGCGCTCACCTGGCATCCAAGCACCTTGAAAGCGGGTACTCTGACTTCGAAACAGCCCCGCCGCTCAGCCGCGGAGCAGCTATCCCCGAAGCTGGGCCAACTAGACATGTCTGATCCGGGGCGAATAGCTGATTTCGAGAACAACATTCCGTCTGCAGTTCCGAGCGTGCAAGGCATGGATGTCGCTAGCAACCGGAAAGCCCGCAAGTGGTCAAGCCGAGAACAGGTTATGCGGGTTCTGTGGACTGTCACTGAGCCTGCCTTTCGCTACAGCCCGCGTCCGGCTTGGTTTTGGCGTCGCACACTCCTGCGGCTCTTCGGGGCCAGGGTCGGCAAAGAGGTGCATATCTATCCAAGTGTCCGCATCACGTTACCTTGGAACCTGACGATCGGGGACTACTCTGCGATCGGGGCCCGCGCGCTTGTCTATAATCTTGGCCCAATAACCATCGGCCGCAAGGTAACGATCTCGCATCAAGCTCATCTTTGCGCAGGGAGCCATGATTACACCAGGGCCGACTTCCCGCTCCTGAAGCTACCGATCCAGATCGGGGATGAGGCGTGGATCTGTGCCGATGCGTTTATCGGGCCAGGCGTCACGATCGGCAACAAAGCGATCGTCGCCGCCCGCGGAGTGGCAATGAAGGATGTCAAGAGCGGCCTGATCGTCGCTGGCAATCCTGCTGTTCCGATCAAATCACGAGCGGGCTAGAAGCCCGAACTGAACTGAACTGAACCCAGCCGCGGCGTGCGCTAGTCAGGTCGAAGTTTTCCGTAATTTACAATTAGGGCAAAAAGATGTCTCTCCCCGTTACGGTCGTTATACCGGTGAAGAACGAAGAGAAAAACCTGGCAACCTGCCTCCAGCGATTAGGCAAATTCGCGGACATCCTCGTAGTTGACAGCGGAAGCACCGACTCTACTTTGGAAATCGCTGCTATTTATAGCGCTAATGTTTTGCAGTTCTCTTGGGACGGCGCGTTTCCGAAGAAAAGAAATTGGGCTTTGCTTAACTACAATTTCAAAACGGAATGGGTTCTATTCTTGGATGCGGACGAGGTCGTTGACGATTCCTTCTGCAGCGAGCTCGCGAAATCTTTGCAGAATACTGACAAGGCTGGATACTGGATAAACTACAGGAACTACTTTCTCGGACAACCGATTCGCTATGGGATTTCGCAGCGTAAACTAGCACTCTTCCGCGTGGGCTGTGGACTGTACGAACGAATAGAGGAAAACGCTTGGAGCGGCCTCGACATGGAAATACATGAACACCCGGTACTGAGTGGGCCTGTAGGCGAACTTACCAGCTGCATCGACCATCGTGATTTCCGCGGTCTGGACAGCTTCCTCAAGCGTCACATCGAGTACGCAAAATGGGAAGCCGAACGCTATCAGGCGCTTCATGATAGCGGTCTAAATAATGCGGTTCACCTGACTGAACGCCAACGGTTTAAGTATCGCCATCTTGGAAAATGGTGGTATCCTTGGCTGTACTTTAGCGCGACGTACTTTTTCAAGTTCGGTTTTCTTGATGGGAGAACAGGCTTTGCGACCGCCTTTTATAAAGCCTGGTACTTCGAAACCATACGCCAATTCCTTATTGAAAAGCGGATAGAGGCAAATAGCTAGCGCCGCGCCGTCCTAGCGGCCTACCGCCACATAGCGGGATCCATGTCGCTCAACCTCGGCGTGATCGTAGAGGTTGCGAAAATCGACCAGCAGTGGCTGAGTGAGCACGCAGCAGGCGCGTTCAAGGTCAAGCGCCAGGAAGGCCCCAATTGGTCACGAGCCTACGCCCTTGTCCTGCGGTCTAACTGTGGAACACCTATAAAAGGAGCCAGCGGCCCTGATCTAAACTGACGCCGCCGAGCGCTGCGGTTGATGCTGGCAATTGCCTGGTCGCGGTGCTCACGGCAGCGGTCTGCCTTCTCATAATGCTCGGTGAACTCGTAGAGTTCGGCCAATGCGGCCTGCACGTACAGGTCCGGGTGATCGCTCAGCACCCAGTTGCATGCCCGGCGCAGCCCCAGCGGGGGGATGCCCTCTATGTAGGTCAGCATAATCGGTTGCCCGTCTGCCGGAACGGGCCTCAACAGCAACGTTTCGCCCTCAATCGCGAAATGCCGTGGGCCGCCTGCTGCAGTGCTCGGATGGTGCTGACGCAACGCGCTGGGCGGCACCGCCTCTAGAACCCTGGTGATGGGCGCATCCACCCATACCGTTCTCACACCGCCAAAATCCGCCGGTAGCGCCGCCATGCCCGACGCTACCACCAGGGTAGCTTTCACCTCGCGCTCCGGACTGAACAATTCTCGCTGGAAGTGCGCCTCGGCCCGAGCGATGAACGAAGGAAGCCGCGTGGTCAGCACTTCATCATCCTCTCGCATGCAGTCAGCCAGCAGTTCGACCTTGAGCTCGCTCCAGGTCGCAGGCGCCGCCATCAGTAGTTCCCCAGCATAATCGGCAGCCGCTTCAAATGTTTGTATTCACCGTCGAGCAACCTGGCCACGGCCGGCTGGTGATTGGGATCAAGCACATTGACGCCCTTCTCCACCAGCCACTTCAGCTGCACCGATAAAGGGATAGAGGCCACATGCGCGCCATTCCCCAGCTTGCGGTCGGCATGATTGTGGTCGCGCTTGCAGGCATCGAGCAGCGGCTCGACGTTCTGCCGATAGTGTAGCTGCGTAGTGTCCGTGGCTGCATCGTATTCGTGCCAAGTGGTTAGGCCCGAAAATGCGTCGTGTTCGAGCAGCCGCTTCATCGACCATGCCCCCCATCACGCAATTTCCGAGCCAGATTTGCTGTCACCTCGAGACTTTCGCCAGGTGCGAGCCGCCGCCCATCGCCAAGGTGCACTACCGTGCTATCGGCAACGTTCTGGATGTTCTGAACCCGAAGGATGCGCGTTTCGTGCAGTCCATTTGGGCGGTGATCGCGGAAATGCTGGTCGACCATGCCGGCCTCCTTTTTCGCTAAGACATGGATGTCGGTCGGCGCGACAGCCGCCGTCGGCAGTTAGCGCGAGCTTACCAACCTCTTGCGTTTGCAATCAGCAGTTTCGGTCTTCGGCAGGAATGCGATTTGAACAGCCTTCCGCTGCAACACCAAAAACTCTGCGCTATTCCTTGCCCTTGGGCGGATGCAACCTGCGGCGCAGTTGCCGCCGCAATCGGCGCAACAACGGCAAAATCGCAGGCAGATTCAGAAGCAAGGCCAGGCCGGCGAACGCCACAGCAGCAAGCACGTAGTAGAGCATCGTTCGACCCCCATGAGCCAGCGGGTTGCGACCCACCTCGGCACAATTCACCATAACATGTCGCTGTCGTGACCCTGTTCCAAATCGATACCCAGTGCTTCGGACGGGTCTGGTCACAGGGGGGCCCAAGGCCTCCCCCAGCCCATCGCCGCGCCACTGGCGGGCGCTGTTCAATCCTACACCGTGGTCAGGTCCGCTATCGCACCGCTGGATTTCTCGTTGCAGGCTTCCAGCGTCAGCTCGACCGACAGCATCTTGCGATCGCTGTGCCCGGTCTTGGCTAGGTCTTCGGTCTTGAAGCGTTGGTAGTACGCCAGCTTCCACATGCTGGGGTCCACGATCAGCGCGCTGCGTGAACGGGAGAACCGGTTCGCCACGATGGTCAGCTGCCCGAAGTCGGACACGTAGACATCGGCCGCCGCCACGATCGTGGCTCGCTTGTTGCCGGTCTCCCGTATCGCGTCCGCGATGCCGGCGAACCCGCTCAGCCGCTTCTTGTTGAATGCGCCGACCATCACCATCGTCGGATCGCCGCCATTCTCCCAGCACAGCTGCAGCACGTCCTGCAGGAGATTTTCGGTGAAGGGCCGCTGAGTGCCGTCGGTGGCGGCGGCCTGGATCCCACCGGTGAAGGCAGTATTGGCGCCGCCGGTGCCGCGGGTGTCGTTGGTCTGTATCCACGCTTCGAAGCCTGCCAGCTGGCGGGCGGTCGTAGCGTTTCCGGCCGTGCTGGCATAATTACCGGTGATCGACACCTCGATGTCGCGCTTCAGCTCCTTCGATCGCTTGGCAAGTTGATAGCTCAGCTCGTCGCCCCGGCCCGCGTTGTTCGAAGCGCGCTGGGTGCTCGAAACCTGGATCACGTTGTCCATCAGTTGGGTGTAATTGCCCAAGCGCACGGTCGGATCCATGGCATCGTTGCCGGGATCGTCACCTTCCACCACCTTGTTGGTGCCCACCGCGGCAGCCAGGCTGTCGGTCTGCCATTCGTGGTAGGTATTGGATGCCGATCCCTTGGCGATGGCCGAAAAGAACGGTGTATCGGTGGGGCTAACGTCGTGGATTACGTCGGTAAGGTCTTCGCGCCGGCCGATGGCCTGGTAGGTCTGCGTGGTTCCGCTGGGTACTGCCATTAAAACTCCTCTCGGCCGGTTCGCCCGGTTCGGATGGGTTAAGTTGGGGTTCTAGATGAAGGCTTTGAACACGCGCGTCGTCGCGTCGCGGTCGCCGTTCTTCATCGCGTGTCGATCTGCCGTGTAGCGCTGGTTCGCGATGGCGGCCTTGGCCTGAGGCACGCCTGGCTTTGAAACCCTGGGCATGCCTTTCGCGGCGCGCACGGTTTCCATCTTTTTCGCCATGAGGGCGTCGAGCTTGTCGGCTTTCGCCTTCCACTCGCCGGCCTTCACCAACGCGGAGATCTCGTTCGCCGTGGCGTCGTGCAATTGCTCTGCCGAATAGCCGAGCTCGGAGGCGATGGACCCTGCCCGTTCGTGCAATCTTGGCCCTTCGGCCTCATCGAACCACTCGGGCAGCGTTTCGCGCAGCACCGCTACTTCCCGCTGCACGTCCTGTGCCCGCGCCGCTTGTTCTGCGGCCGCGCGATCCTGCTGCAGGGCCTGGAGCTGTTGCTGTGCCCACTGGTGCTGGGCCACGGCGCTCTCATGGGCGTCCATCTTCTCCCCGAAAGCCCGCGGGTCATCCGCCTGCAGCTGATAACTGGGGCGGTCCGGTATCGCCGGCAGCAGCGCCTGGATCCGCGCTGCGTAAATATCCTGCATCCGCTGGATTACCGCGCGGGCTTCGCCTTCTGCCTGGCAACGAGCCTGGCTGGCTTCCCGCGCCTTCGCCTGCACCGCCTTCTCGCGTTCGGCCTCACGGCGGGTGAGCGTTCGCTGGAGAGCGCGGGGAAGTTGGCTGAACTCCCCCTGCTCCTCGGCTGTCCACGAAGCCGGAGCTTCGATGGGCGGGATCTCTGCCTCGTCGTCGTCGCCCGCTTCCTCTGTGCCGGCCAGCTCCTCCGGGTCCGCAGCCCCTCCCTCGGGCAAGTCGTCAGTCAAAGTCGCAAAACGATCTTCAATAGTCGGCTCGGCAGCGATGACGGGATCGTCGGCGCCGGCCGCAGCCTGTTCAGGCTCGGTCATATGTGGTCCTTTCGGTTAGAAAATCTCCTCCCCGCGTCGGGGAGGTGTCACCGGCCCCAACCCGTGGACGGAGGGGATTCCCCTCGCAGTGCTGGCCTCTTCGATGTTCAGCGGCTCCGCTTGGCAGGGCTCAGCTGCTCCGGCCGCTCGACACCCCGCAGGCCGTGGCCGGTGCCGTTTCGAATTGCGTCGCTCTTCAAGTCCTGCGATCTCGACCGCCTAACTCGCAGTATCTGCGGAAAGGGATCCCCTTGAGCCTCGTACGAAATCGTCCGGCGACGAACAGAAGGCAGGAGCTCCACAGCATCGCACATGGCGAACAGAAAACGGGTGCCATGCTCATCCCGGCCTTCGTCGTGGCCTCGATCGTCTTGGGCGGTGCCAGCGCTCCTGGCGAGGTGCTGCCCTTTGTTCTGCAAGTCCTGTCTGCGCTGGTGCTGGTCATCGTAGGTCTTCGCGCTCGCGCGACTGCGCCCCTCCCTGCGGCACTATCTTGGGGAGGCATGGCCATCCTGGCGCTGGTGCTGGTCCATCTGATGCCCCTGCCGCCTGAGTTGTGGATGTCTCTTCCGGGCCGCGCTGAGATTGCGGAACAGGCCGCGATGGCTGGCCTGCAGCCCGGCTGGCTGCCACTCAGCCTAAATCCGTCGTCGACCGCGGCCAGCCTCGCGGCGGCTTTGCCTCTGATGGCGCTGCTGGCCCTTGTTCTCACATCGCCCAGGCTCCCGATCCGACAGACGGCCGTCGGGATAATCGGGTCGGCCCTGGTGGCCTGGTTCCTCGCCGCGCTTCAGTTTCTGGGCGGCGGCCAGAAGATCCTCCATCTGCATGCCTATGCCAACTGGGGCCTGGGAACGGGCTTCTTTGCCAATGCCAATCACATGGCCACTCTCTTGGCATTGAGCGTGCCTGTCGCGACAGGCCTTGCGACGACGACGATCGCTCGGTCTCGCCGGGATCCTCGGCTCGCTCTTGCCGCAGTCGTGGCCGTCTCGGGTGTGGCCGCGATCGGCATTACCCTCACCAACTCCGTGGGTGGCATCCTCTTGTTGCCGCTGGCGACGATCGGCGGCCTCGGTCTGGTCCCGACTTCGCTCAAGTATCGCGCGCTGACCACAGCAGGGGCATTGGCGGCTGCCATTGCCGGCGTCGTGGCGAGCTCTGCCATCCTCGGCACAAGCCTGGAAGAGGGTGTCCTCAGCCGCCCTGACATCTGGCGCAACACCATGGCCGGAATCGCTCATTTCTGGCCTCTGGGGAGTGGGCTGGGCACGTTCGCCGACATCTATCCTCAGTTCGAAAATCCGGATGCCGTCGTCGGGAAGTTTGCGAACCACGCACACAACGATTACTTGGAGATCGTGATTGAGGCGGGTCTGATTGGCGCCGGCCTAATCGTCCTTGCGCTCGGTGCGTGGGTTGTTTTCTCGCTTCGCGTCTGGCGCGGGCGTGCGGAGGACCAGCTCTGGCCGAGAACCGCATCGATCGTCATCGGCCTCGTCCTCACTCACAGCATCGTGGATTACCCGCTTAGAACGCCGACCATCCTCGTCATCACAGCATTTTTCGCTCTGGTACTAGCCTCAGCCCAACGTTCGCCTGCCACGGACGCACAACGCTAATCATCGTACTGCTCTTTACGAGATCCCGATGTTCAGCAGGCGCCGCCTGGCCGGCGTCAGCTGCTCGATCCAGTCGGCCCGGATCAGCTTGGTCCGCGCTTCGGCTCCCTCGGCAATCTGCGCCGTCACCTGAGCTTCCACTTCGTTCACGATGCGCAGCGCATTGGCCAGCGCGGTGATGCGGCCCGCTTCCCACGGGGTGCTGCCGGCGATCTCGACCATGCGCGCGCCATAGGCGGCGCGGGCTTGCTCGAACGCCGGTGCCAGGAACTCCTCCATCGCGCACCGGGCATGCTCGGCACGAGCGAGGCGCTGGCTGTCGTTTGCCTCGCTCATCGGACCAGGCTCCCGCCCTTGCGCAAGCTGCCGATCCTGGCATCGGCCTTATGGTCGCGGCGGTTTGCTTCGCGCGCCTGCATCCCGGCTTTGAGCCCCATCTCCATCTGCGCCAACGCCGCTTCCAGTTGCATCTGCTGCTGGGCCATCTGCGCCTCCAGGAACGCCTTCTGCTGCTCCAGCTGGTGCTTTGCCTGGACATCGGCCGTGGCCAGCTCCAGCCGCGCCTGGATCTCCATCACCTTCAGCTGCAACTGCACTTGCTGCGCGTGGAACTTCATCTGCAGCTCTGTCTGCTTCGCCTGCACGTCTGCTTGCGCCTTCACCGTGGCCGGATCGGGCGGCGGCGGCTCGGGCTGGCGCGGCTGGCCGGTCAGCGGGTCGATCACCGGCTTGGCCGGATCGTTGAAGTATTCGCCCACGTCGCCCAGCCCGACATCGTTGATGAAGCCCTTCGCAGAATTGAACAGCTTGGCATCGTCCACGATAGTCAGTCCCGCGGCCAGCGCCTCGGCCTGGATCGCCATCAGCTCGCGGCGGTAGGCAATGCGCTGTTCCTTGCGGCCGGAGCCTAGCCCCACCCGCGGGCGGGCGATCATGTCTTCCGGCCACTCGCCCGGATCGACTTCGATATACTCCCCGTCGATCGGGACCATGATCGGGCTGCCATGGCGCTTCAGCAGCCGGGCTTTCCTGGTGAACAGCCGCGCCAGGGCATTGGCGAAGTTGCGCGCGAGGTATTCCTCCACTTGCTGGCCCTGGGCCTGCATCAGCGCGGTGCCGGTCGCGGTCTTGTTCAGTGCATCGGCATCGAGCCCCTGGTTCAGCCGGGTTATGCCGGTACGGCTCTCCCGCTCGCCATTCATCTGCTCCAGCATGGCAAAGCCGGACGAAGGATCGAACGTGCCTTGGCGCTCGG